CGGATGAGACCGCATCCCGCGTGGCTTTTGTTAAGTATTAGTCGGCTACTGGGCCCATAGTGGCGCGAGACTCCCTGTTAACCATTTCCCGGTACGCAAGTCCGGGATTTTTTTGTGCCCATGCCATAAGTGCCGCATCCGCTATACCTGCAGCACCGCCGCTTTCTCTTAACCGTCGCTGCAACTCACCTGTTTTCTCTAGCTCACTACCTAATATTTGTTGTGCGTTATAAAATTGGCTCAAAGGTACGTCTGCAGGTGCCGCATAACCTGTATTTGCTGCTTGCAGAGACGCTTCTGTAAATTGCGGAATTCTCGGAGATTGTACTGGAGCTGCTTGGCGAGTTTCCATTTGCGGTGTGGAAGCATCCACACGATTACCAGGTAGCGGCGGCGGTGTAGGAGTTCCTAAATTTTCTACTGCTGCTGCTTCTGCGTTGGCGCGGGCTATTGCTTCGGCCCTAGCTCTACTCGCTGCTTCCAAGTTAGATTTCTGTGCTGCATCATTTCTAGCTTCTTGAAGAAAATTATTTTTATATTTTTGCAATAGTTTATCTTCGTTTGAGTTTACGGCACCTGCATCTAAAATGTTCAGAACGATACCAGGTGTAAGGCCGAATGTAAAATACTCGGCGCGTTGAGCGTCCGCAGGTGGCAGGAATTTACGCGCTGCTGCTCCAACAACTGTAGCTGCGGCATTAACAGGATTAAGTGGGTTAAATAGTTTACCTGTCTTTCCTAGTATGGTTGTAGGTACACGAGTTTTTAAAGGATCTAGTGCAACAGGGAGTTTAATAGCCGGTAATTGTCCGAGTCCTGCAGCTCCAATAATAGTACCGGTTTTCAAATTCTCGAAGTTGTCAAGAAGATATTTTACGCGGGGGTCTTGTCCGGCCAACTGAACTTTTTGAATTGCCTGATCAAACCAACTCATATTTCTGTTAGTTTTCCTTTAGTTTAATGCAATACGCTTAAATGGTTATGGATTGGGATAAGCGTTTTCTTGATCTTGCCGAACACATTTCTAAGTGGAGCAAGGATCCCTCCACGAAAGTAGGTGCGGTAGCCGTTCGAGATCGCAGAATCTTAGCTACAGGATACAACGGTTTCCCCCGTGGCATTGCGGACTCACAGATCCATTTAGAAAATCGTGAAGCAAAGCTTTTGCGGACCGTTCATGCGGAAGCTAATATCGTTGCTCAAGCTTCTCGCCACGGTGTAAGTCTGGCAGATGCATATATTTATATATGGCCATTCCTGCCATGTGCGAGTTGCTGCACACTTCTTATGCAAGCCGGTATAAGTCGAGTTGTAGTCCCAGATCGACCCACCCCAGATCGCTGGCAGACTAGTTTTTATACATCTGTAGAACTGTTAAAGGAAGTAGGTATTACTTTAACTTTACTTCCCGAAGATAAAGAACTGATATTATGATAACAGTTTAAAATGAGTATTTAAAATATTTAAAATTTTAAAATTGGGATACGGGGCTGCTATGTCATGAGTCTCATGAGTCTTAAAACTAGCGCGTCTTTATAGCGGTTATAAGATACAGCCGTGGGTTAATGCATTGTTCAGTTATTTAAGAGCTACAAACATATTCTCGTATGGACGGATTTCAACAATTTTATAATTTAAATTAGTTAAATATTTAAAAAGTTCTATTTTCTTTGCTTTGTAATCTTCATCAGTGTTTGCTTCAAAAATTATCGGTGGAAACTCAGAACGCTCTAAAGTTCGTTTTGCTCCTTTAAGTGCGGCTAATTCGTTTCCTTCAATATCTAATTTGATCAAACCTACATTATTAAAGCGGTGACTATCTAAATCTACAGTTTTAACTAATTCTGTTTTTAAAACTTTTTGTTTGGTTTCAACAATTGTTGAACCCCCTCCATCTTCTGAAACGATCGATAGAGTTGCGTTTGCATGTGAATGTACAGAATCAGTTACTGCTACGTGGTGCGGGAATATATTTTGTTTTTCATTAATAAAAATGTTTCCGCACAACTGCATATACGTACGACGTTGAGCTTCAAATGCAAAAATTTCTTTAAAACTATCTGCAAGCAAGATGGAATATGCCCCCATGTGAGCGCCACAATCAATAAAAATTTTTTCTTTTGAGCCAAACTGTTTAGCCCATTCAATAATTGGTCGTTCCGGAATGCCTACTTGGTGCATTTGACAACGACCTGAGTCGTCATCATGCATCAAAAAAGATACGTTTGGTGTGGGCACAATCAGAGATTGTTCCGGCCCCCAGAAGTACGTAGTCATTGCCCAGATCTCAGTGTTAGTATATTACCAGCTTTAGGTGACGTATGAGCATTCCTGTTATCGGTACAGCTTGCGTTAACGGTCCTCACTGGGTATATCGGCTGTTATACAGTATCGATTATCCAGTAGATAACTTTGTTGTTTTTAACAATAATGGTCGAGGGCAATTAACCGAAGAACTAGACCTTTTGCAGAGTGTTCCGCACAAGCACGTTAAGAAAATTACAGTTTGCCATCTACCAGCAAACCTAGGTTGTTCGGGAGCGTGGAACTTAATAATCAAGTCCTTTATGCGATCCCCTTATTGGCTGATCGTTAACCACGACATTATGTTTACGCCTGGTTTTCTAGACGCTATGGTTACACACGCCAGTGATACAGAAACCGGGATTGTTCATGGCGAGAACGGAAGTTGGGATGTCTTTCTTATCAAAGATTGGGTCGTTCAGAATTTCGGACTTTTTGATGAGAATTTGTATCCGGGGTACTGTGAGGACATGGATTACGGGATGCGATTCAAGCATCGAGACCTTAAACGGCATATGTCGGTAGGTATCCCGTATTACCACGGGGAGAAGAGCGGCAATTATGACGATGGCAGCCAGACCTGGCGCACTGAACCTGAACTTGCTGCGGCTATTCATAGGGCTCATGAACTGAATAAAGAGTATCTCCACGCTAAATGGAATCCCGCGTGGCAGTCACACGTTGAGGGTGAGGTGTATAGGACGCCTTTTAATAATCCGAGTATTCCGCTCGACTTTACAACGTATGATTTACATTTTGTTAGAAGTAAAAATCTAGGCTTCTAGGGATGTCTGACGGATTTCCTTGCACCGGCTGTGGTCTTTGTTGTCGTCTAGTCGGCGTTCTCTTGGCTACTGCCGAACTACAAGATAATCCGTTCACAAAATCTTTATGTAAAAGTTTTCCTTATGAGACGGACCAGTTTGGTGTCTGCGAAAAGTTGATTGACAATCGGTGTTCGGTCTATGAAGACCGACCTTTGCTGTGTAACGTTGCAGCTATGGCCGATGCACAAGGCATACCTAGAACACAGTATTTCGAACAAACCGCCAAAGCCTGTAATTTTATGATTCGAGAAACAGGATTAGATGAATCTTTCTTAATAAACGAATTATGATCAGTAAAATGACCCAGTATACTGATCGTAAAATGCCGTTTTATTCTTCTTACACTACTTACGGTCGTCTTGTTAACCGTCTTCGAGAGTTATTAGATCACCGTGGAGTATCCTCGTTTAAATTAAGCAAACTTTCGGATCTTTCACCGACAACAACAAGAAAGATTTATGCGGATGAGAAGTACATACCTTCTCCTGATGTTTTAGAACGTATTTGTTTAAGTTTGGAGGTTCAACCTGGCGATATTTTGCAGATTACGCCTAAACTAGAAGTATCAGTAGCGGTATGTTCTGGTGTTCTCGCCTCAGGAATATGAATTAGCGGCTCGCGTTTTGGGTCTTCCCGTTCCCAGGACTCCGGCTGAGCAAGCTGCCGCTGCACCTATGACCTCCGTGGTCATGCGTAATTTTCTTCGGGCAGCCCCTCCTGTTCCGGGTTTTGAGGGAGAAGGTATTCAGACTGGTGCCACTCGTTCTCTAAACTCTTATCCCTCGAATACGCAACCTGAAGTTCATGTTGATTTGGGGCGCAGGTTACAGGCTGGCGTAACTTCACCTGATGATGAAGCAGAACTTGAAGAGTTGCTTCATTTGCTGCTTAATGATCCTGAGTTAATGCATATGTTTATCGAGTTTATTAAAAATCAAAATGAAGATTCTTATGAAAGCGGAGAATATCTAAGTCGTCAACGCCCTCTAGAGTACGATCTTCCTAATTTTGGTGGGCAATATTCAGTTTTAAATGCTCCTAGTAATTCGACGATTCCGGCATCTGTCCGTTATCAACAACTAAGTTGATCCATGAATGTACGTCAGCAACAATTACGGGAACATGATGTAAGGCGTATAGCGCCTGAGCTTGATCCCGTGTCTTTTTTATCTATGTATTTAAAATCCAATTTTCCACAAACTGCTTCCCATAGATCTCCTGAACAAAAACTTGAGGGTATTTTCCCGCAAGCTGATTCAAAAGATGTAAACTATACGAAGAAGCCGTTATCCGGCACATCTTTTGATAACCCTGCGAGTTACTGAGGGCCTTAAATATGGACAGCATTAGGAACTTAGGCGGGTTTGTTAGTAAGTTTCTCGATGTAGCTGGCGGGGATCCTGTAAAAGCAACTCATATTTTTAGAACTGTTTTAAGTGACCCCGATAATTACGCAAATTTTGTTAAACAAGGTGTTATAAAAACTGCAGTTCCTGCCATAACAGGTGTTGAGGCGGCAATAGCTAGTGCTGCTCCGAGTATGGGAAGTGCTGCTACAAATATCACTGCTCCTATTGCTACTGCGGCTGCTAAAGGAGGTGGTTTTTTAGCAGGCCTCGGTGGGCTTTTGTCAGCTACTGGAGGTAATATACTCGCCGACAAAATTGCTCAAGGAATTGGCGGGGTGGTTGGCCCTACTCAGTACGCTAGAGCTGAACCTTCTGGAAATAGTAGATACCTAGTATCTCCGGAAACGCAGATGTCTTACCAGCAATATTATGAAAGTGTCCTGCCACGGGTTCGTGCAACAAATGCTTTCTTACAAGCAATAGGTCAAGCTCCTTTGCCTGAGCCTGAAACTCCCCAAGAATTCGTTCAGCGTAGCGCTAATGTTTTAAGTCAACAACAAGAAGAAGCTACGAATCGGATGATTCGTCAGACACAAGCAAATCGTGAATATGATGCTTTGATTGAATCTTTAAAAAGTCAAGCTCAAGTTGCTACTGAACGAGAAAAATCTTTGGGGGCAGTGCAACGTCAGCGAGTAGAATCTAGTTATAACGCAGCATCAAGTATGTTGAATCAAGCTATTAAAGACGTCGCGGCTCGTGAACGATATGATAATAACACTACGCTGGCTGAGCTAGCAAAACCTGTATAAGGAGATAGTCATGGCAGGATTTTTTGGTACACTAAAAGACGTTATGTTTAAAGCGGCTCCGTATGCTGCCGTTGGCGGTGTTGGGGCTCTCGCTACTCAAATCCCTAATCTTTTTGGTGGCGACGAGGAAATCGGAACGAAAAAAAAAGATACTGGTTTAGGGATGGATACGTATTATGCGGGCGAGAATTATGGTTATCAATCTCCAGGATCTTTTTTAAAAATTGATCCTACAAAAGCCACTAGCGATGCTAGGGAACGTGCTCGCATTCTTGCCGTGCAAGACACTCTTCGCGATGCTATTGCAAGAGCCCATTCTCCCGGTGGATCTAGTGCTCCAGGTGGATCACAAGCACCCGGCGGTTCGAATACCCCCGGTGGCGGTAAAGTAGTTCCCCCACAAGGAGCGCCTGATCAAGATAAGACTGATAAGACATTACCGGGTCCGACTACAAAACCTCCGGCGCAAACTCCGGATAAACAAATCGACGATTATACAACAATATTGAGGGATATATATAGTCCTGAAAATGTAGCAAAACGTTCAGATATTGATACGGAAAATGCGATCCGTCGCATGTTAGTAACTAACGCTTTGTCGATGCGTCAATCGCGAGAAAATACGGCTCGACAAGCTGAAATACAAAATATGATAGAATGGGGATTGCTGCAGAGAGCCAAGGTTGAAGCTGATACAAGACAAACAATTGCCACAGCTAACGCAATTGCGCTATCTCTAACGCCAAACCAAGGGTTGGCTCAAGAGCTTACACGCGCTTATTCCGCTGCTTTAACCCCTTTTACCAACATTACCGTATCATAAAACAATGGATCCGTTAACAATTGTCGGTGGTATAAGCGCACTTGGTTCCGTTCTAGGCGGAGCCGGTGGCCTTATTGGTGGTTTAAAGTCTGGCTCGGGTAATAAACAGCAAGAACCTGATTATGCAAGTTTATATGCAAATCAATTAATCCCTGGCAATGTAACGCAAACAACTGCCGCTACTGAGCTTGCGACGATGATGGCCCCCTATACGGGTGCTGAAGCAGGAAAAACTAAAGTTCTTGCAAATCAAGCTTATGATCAGTTCCAACAAGCTACTGCTAAAGAATCAACACAAGCAGGACTTCAAGCTGGTGTTGCATCTCAATATGCCAGCAGTGTTTTAGGTAATCAAAATCTCCTCAATCAAGGTAAGCTTGCTACCGAGATGATGGGAACTGAAAATGCAAAAAGTACAGCTGAGGATTATAGAAAAGCCGTTCAATCTTTAGAGGAAAAGACGTTGGCAGGTGAAGCCGGGTCGTTAGCTATAACACAACAAGCTATGGCTAGTGCTGGTTTGACTGCTTCTCAAACTAGAAATAAACAAGTAGATGACTTAATGGCAGCTAATTTAGATATTGCTAAAAAACAAGAAGATACTCGTAATACTTTAGCCGTACAACGTGGGCAATATAGCGGCCAACAAATGTTGCAACGCGAACAATTTGGCGGCCAAGCAATGCTACAGCGTGAACAATTTGGCGGCCAAGCAATGCTGCAAGGTCAAAGATACGCTGGCGAAGGTATGTTACAAGGGCAAAAATACGCTGGCGAAGGTATGTTACAAGGGCAAAAATACGCTGGCGAAGCATTATTGCAAGGTCAAAAATTTGCTGGCCAAGAATCATTACAACGTGGTCAATTTGCTGGTCAAGAGTCGCTACAACGTGGTCAATTTAGCGGCCAAGCAATGCTTGCAGAACTAGCTCAAAAAAATCTAATGGAGACTAAACGATACGGTACAGGTATGGCTGTCCTCGCGAATAAAGCTTTTGCATGATTCAATCTGAAATTGGCAATTCTGCTACTGTTGCTGGTTGGTTAAGTAGTTTAGAAAAGTCTCAAAAAGAAGCTTTTGTTTATTACGCTAAGAATTCAACAAGCGATATCGAAGCGTACCTGTACGCTCGGTTTTTAGTTCCTTCATACACAGGCAGCATCTCTGATCTTACCGCGTGGATACAAGAAAAGTATCCTAAAGAAGATCTGCGTAAAATTCTTTTAACAGAGATTGATGGATTAAATCAAGATATCCAGAACGTTCGTCAAATGACAACGACAGGTATGCTTGACTACGCAACAGCAGCAACAAAAATATCAGCGCTGCAGAAAGAACTTCGTTCGCATATTCAAGCTGTACGTGCTATTTCAGATGGACTAGACCGCCGGGGTCTTTTACTGGCTGGCGCAGATCGTTGTCTAAGAGAGCTAATGCAAACTTTTGACGGCCAACCAGCAATACAGAGTTTGTTAGACGATTCTGCATTACTGGTATGGTCCACGCTTGAGCGCGAAGAAAAGTCTTAATTGACTGGTTCCATTTCCCGCATAATAGATTCCAGTGGGCAACGGAAAATACCCATAAAAGCGTCATTAACTCCAAGTGCCATAACTAAATCAGTGCTCTCTATATAAGCACCAAAAGGCAGAATTACAGCTGGTTGTTTTGAGACGGGTTGACCGGAGTAATCAGTCCAACTGATTAATTGATCATTCAATGAACCGGAAAATAAAGGTTTCCTTATGGCGTGAGTAACTTTAGTAAAATTTTTGTCAATCAGATAAGCGCTGAGATGATACAGCAAATAATACTGACCGTTGCGATCACATACCGTATGTTTCCAGTGGTAGAAAATTAAGTAAGAATGCCCCAGATCAATAGGAGCTAATGAATTAAATGTTGCTGCCCCTCCTGTAACTTCTTCTAGAGCTGAAGTATCAATTTCAATAGGGCCTCCGTTTTCTCTTTCAATAACTAAAGGTCGTGTTGAGTACAAACACCTGAGTTCATCTTTATGACTAAAGAAACACCAATTTTTTTCTGCTACTCCTTTTTGTCTATTTTTACCAATAGGAGGTACTACGGCGCTAGTTGCTTCGCATAGTTCATCGACATACGCGACAATCACTTTTGGATCATCGAATAATTTTTTGCCGCCTTTGTTATATCGACTTGCATAAGTAGAACCTACAAATTGAATATATAGCTCATCGTCTGGACCTACAAACAACCGTGGGTCTTCGTAGCTCAATCGATGTGGTTTCGACCTAATCTTTTTGGCGCCCAGAATAGTGTTGTTATCGTGCAGAATTCCTATAAAAACTTCGGTAGGGGAATTGTTTAGGTAGAAATAATTATTGTCGTATTTAAAACCAAAAGGTTCCGGTTGTGAACGCCACGCAATATATGTTTTTCCTCTGTGTTTTTGGATCGACGGACTGAAGTTTGCTACAGCACCTTCAGGTAGACCTTCGGAGATTCGTGTGAATTCGCCGTTTAAGACGCGAGCTTGTTCGTATACATCGGGAATTCCTTCTTGAGGAACCCGCAGTGGATACAAAACATGACTGTAGCTGTGATAAAAACGATGTGTAGTTTGCATCAGATCACTCCATCAAATCCTTAACAGCTTGCGAAAAACCTGCCGCTACGTTTTCCCACCGGTATTCTGGTCGTTGAGTGACCGCGAAACAACAGTCAGCAACTTCGTTATAGAGGTGTTTATTCGAATACAGTTTATTAAGTTTGTCTACTGCGTCATTAACATCAATTAATCCTCGTTCAACACCCAGATCTTTATCGGTAACCCATGTTGCAATATCTACAAGTAATGCTGCTTCTTCCCAAATGTCAGCACACGCTGTGTGTCTAGGAACAACTTGAGGTTTGCGGCAGCTTGCGTGTTCGAAAGAAACTAGCCCCCAACCTTCTCCGTCTGCCGTGTTAATCCCCACATCGCAACTGTTATAGACTTTATTTAACAAGTCGTCCGGCGGCGCATCTACATAATTAATATCTTTAGATGTAAGAGCTAATCGTTTAGCACTATCTAAGTTATATTTTTTCATTTCGCGTTCGAACAAAGGCACGATGTCCCACCCCATGTCTTTTGCGCCCATGTGCAAATAGAGCATTGTGTCTGGTTTATCTATTGCAAATTTTGCAAATGTTTGGATCGTTAGATCAATTCGTTTGCGTGGCTGATTTCGATTGGCGTTTAGTACAATAAATTTATCTCTAGGTAAACCAAGAGCATCACGGGCTTCGTCCCTCGGGATCGGGGAGAATTTACCTGTATCAACTCCGTGAGGCAAGACCCCCAGACGCTCGGCTTTAATTCCGTGTTTTAATATCCTGTGTGCAGAGTTTATGGTAAACGTAATTGCCATATCCCACGCGGGAATATTTCGTAACATATCGCTGTAATACAGTTCACTGTCAATTGGGAAGTAGCAAATGAACTTAAAGTTCAGTTCATCCTTAAGGAATTGACAGCGCTCCCAAACTTGGTTGCAAACCCAAATATCTTGCAGACAAATGAAAATGTCTGGTTTGATCCGGTTCAGTAGTTCGGGTAGACGCGGAATACCGAATCGATCCCCGCAATATACGTTTGCTGCCGGGTAAACATTAAAGGGGTAGTCGTGCGGGTCTCCGCTGTAATTTATTGCCAGTACGTGTATCTCATGTTCTTTGGCTAAATGCTCAAGGACACTGTGGGTTACACGAGCAAAACCTGTATTACAGCAAGCATCGCCGTACCAAAGAATTTTAGCCATTACTGAAGTATCGTTCAGATACGACTAATATAGCGATACTGTCAACTTAGTGATATGCCTAGCCGCGAAACATTTGCATATCGACGCGGCGCTCAACTTCGCGCAGCACGTGCAGTTGACGATACTTCAACTGTAATTGATACGATATACTCTAAAGCTACCAGTGATTTTCAAACGTTCTGTACGTTGCTTGATAAAGCTCCGCAGAAACACATGTTGGAGTGGTACAGCCATTTGATAACAGGTGAATCAAATAAATATCTTATAGATATTGCTGGACCTAATCTAGATATTCTTGCACCCAGAGGTAGTGCTAAAAGTACTGTATTAAACCTTTTTACCGCGTGGATCATAGGGCGGCACACAACAGCTAAAATGCCCCTTCAAATTATTTATGTTTCGTACAACATCGCCACGGCTATTCCAAAGAGTCGCATTATTAGGCAGATCATTGACTCCCCTGAGTACCGCAAGATCTTCCCTAAGGTCAAGCTAAAAGCGGGTATGCAGTCGGATATTGGTTGGTCAATCGATTTTGATTACGCAGGTATCCCACGGGTTGGGGATGAGGAGTTTACGCTTAGGGCTGCTGGTCTGCGCGGCTCAATTACGTCTAAACGTGCTCACTTGGTTATCGTCGATGACCCTATTAAATCCAGTGCGGACATTAAGAACCCCACGATTCGCGAGGAAATGAACAACAATTGGTCTTCCGTTATTGCGCCGATTATTTTCGAAGGCGGTAGGTCTATTTGCTTGGGCACCCGGTTCCACCCGTTGGATATCCATAAGACAATGTTTGTGCCTGAAAAAGGTTGGAAACAAGTTACTCAGGAGGCCATCACTTACGACAACAAGGGCGAACCCGTTAGTTACTGGCCGAGTCAATGGTCTGTTGAATATCTGTTAGGGCAAAAGGAACTCGACCCCGTGGCATTCGCGTTCCAATACCAACAACAACCTGTGATGACTTCAGACTTGGTGGTGTCGCCGGATCTGTTGATTAAAGGTGAAATCGTAACTGAATTTGACAGCTTAGCCGTGGGGATCGATCTTTCGGCAAGCAAAAACGAAACGAGCGACTACACCGCTTTTGTTTTAGGTGGACGTCTGAAAGATAAGTACTACATCATCGACGCGCATCAATGTCGGTCTATCGGAAACTTAGAAAAAATCGATTTACTTTGCGATATGTTGTTGGAGTGGGGGATCTTAACTACTCACGAAGGGACATTTTTGCCGACGTATTCGACTATTACATTGGTCGTTGAGTCGGTCGCTTACCAAGCGTCCTTGGCAGCTGATTTACGACGTGTGTTAATCAATGACCGCGAATTAGGGAATCTGCATATTCACGAAGTTAAAGGTTTTAGAGGGGACAAGATTGCTAGATTTCGCGGAACTTTAGGTTTGCTAGAAAACAAGAAAATCATGTTCAATAAATACCGAAAATTTGACGCTTTGTTCGATCAGCTGATCAACGTCGGGGCCACGGCGCACGATGACCTTTTGGACGCTTATACATGGTTGATCCAGTATTTGCAGCGCAGGGGAGAATTTTCGATTGAATATTGATTTTGCCTCCGTGGAGCAACTAGAGTCCAAATAGCCTCTCGGTACTACCGAGCCCCACGACATGTCTAAAAAGATTTGGGTTGCGATTACTGCCCATAATCCTTTGCAGCGACTAAATCCGTTGATAAATGTGTTGACGGAATATCAAAAATTTTCACACGAAATCTGTGTTAATATTTATATTAACTACGACGCTCAAAACGACGTACCGACGTTGGAATCGGTCCTTGAGCAGTTCGATAAATTAAAAATTAATGTAGTAGTAGCGTCACCTGCGTACGAAAATTGGTATTTGACCTGGGCTCATAAAACCGATCTTGCGTTAGCAATTCTCAATCAAAAAGCAGATTTTTATATTTATCAAGAAAACGACGTTTTAATTCGTCGTGACAATTTTGATTATTACATGAAATGGAAGCCAGTTTTAAAACGTTACAATTTAGAACCAGGTTTTGCTTTATTTGAAAAATTTGAGGGTAAACAAATTCCTATCGGTAATTATGAGAAGTGGTCTTTAACGAAAAAAACTCCAAACGTTTGGCATGATGTCGGGTTTACAGTACCCAAACTTTTGGTTGTTGATTTTGAGATTGATTTCTTCATACAACTAGGTAGCCCTTATTATTGCGGAATGATATTAGATCAAACTGACGGCGAATCTTATATACGTTCAGATAGTTATGATCCGGAGAAGAGCTATGTTAAGACGGGAATAAGGAATTGGCCTATAGCTGACCGCAGTTCCATGGGACTTGCATTTGAAAATCCCCCATTTAATCATGAACATAGGCGATGCGTCCCTGTGGTTGTTGATAACGGGGCGTATAAAATTTTAGATTGTGGTTTGATTGAGCATGACGATAATAAGTATTCTGCTCGTTTGAAAGAGCAACACGGCGATGAACTAATATCTGTTGAGGATATGCTTGTTCTTTAAGTTCTTATGTCCGACGAAGTAAAAAACCCTATCCGCCCCTCTTATTACGCACGTAATGGTCTGGAATGCTATGATGTTCAGTGCGCTTCGATGGGCTTGATTAAATATCAAGGATACTTAGAAGGATGCGCCCAAAAATATTTATGGCGGTGGGAGCAAAAAAACGGAAAACAAGATCTTGAGAAAGCCGTAGAATATCTGACTAAACTAGTAGAAACACTCGAA